TGATTACACGCTGGAAGTTCTTACGTATGCCAGCATCACCCATTGTCATGTCAGGTGAACGATAGCGTCCTATAATGTTTGTGCCATCAAATGTATTGCCAGACTCTTGCCTGTATACATATCCGTCATAACCACCGTGCAGTACGAATGTTTCACCCTGTGCAGTAAACGAGTCAGTCGAAGATGGCTTGAGACCTTTGATTGTAGAGAACTCAAACCCTTGTTGTTTACGGACTGCAATTACACCTGTGATTGTACTTTCAACAGAACCTGCTACAGACTTAAATAGACGATACTGTGTCTTGCCGGGTATAACCGTACTCTCAAACTCGTCTACGTCAGTATCATCAAACAGTTCTTTGACATTGCCTGATATAGTTCCCAGTTCAACATCATTAATTTTTTCTGTACCTGCAACGGTGCGAAGACCATCTCGCCCAAGGAATATGATGTCACCGGCAAGTTCTTGGACAGTAAAGCCGTTAAGGCATCCGATATCTCTTGTAATTGGTTGGAGTACAAAATCTGCAACTGTGTTACCTGTCAGTCTGTATATACGTTCTTCGCCAAAGATAATCAGTTCGTTACGAAACGGAAACAGTGCTGTTACTTGGCTGTCAATACGAATACTACCTGCACCATTAGCTGTACTAAAGTCGCTGTCGGTAAAGGGTGCAGTAAAGATAATCTCTTCTGGATTTGCACTATGCCCTGCAAAGAATAGTGCGTCTTTAAAACCTGTCACAAACTTTGGGTTAGCTGGTGCGCCTGTAGCATTAAGGTCTGTTACCGTAGTGCCGTCATACTTGGTAGCGTGGTTGGCACCGTCTGCCCAAACAATAAACTCTGTGCCACCTAAGTTGTAACGATGATGTGTGTACTTACCTGCGCCAGTACGACCTGTGTCAATCTCTGACCATGAACCGCTACCACTAGCTGCTTCAAATACTTTCTCCCCACGTGCAGCAATAACCTTATTGTTACCGTCGAAGAATGCTGACATCAATACCTTTTCAGTAGAGGATGATGTCTGCGGAACAATGTTGCTGTTCCATTTAGTGTGGCCGTTAATCCGTCTGTATCCACCCCGAACATCCGGCTCAAAGTTTTCTAGTTCCAGAGCCATACCGGGTTGCATCTTAAAGGTTGGCTGGTCAAGGACAAGGCCACCTTCACAGGCAAACACATACGGACTGAGTTGCGCTTCATCAGCCATGTGTTAGCCCCCTGTCGGAAATACTGAAGTACCGTACCGTTGTGATTGCGGAATGTACGTAGAACGCACGTAGCTATAGTTCCTGTTAATAAACAAACTCTGCATATGTTTAATGCCATCTTCAAACCGGGCAAAGTTAATGCCGTACTGCTGTGCCTCACCACGATACTGATAGCCGTATGCAGTGGCACCATCTACAATTACCTGACGGAACTGTTCAGGAATGGTTGGGGCATCTGTAGCAGCAGACAAAGCAGTCGGCCTTACATATGCGTCATACTTGAGTGTGTATGCTTTATCTGGGTATGGATACAGGCCGTAGTTGTTGTCTGGTGTACGGAATACGTACAGCGGCACTGCACCTACATCTGATGTACTCTCTTGGTCGATGTGTGTATCGACATACTGGTTATAGTCCATTATGCGCAGCGTTGTACCAGCCACACCAAGAGAGTCATCCTTTGAAATACGGAAGGTCTCGTAGTCTACGTTGTAAACTGTAGCACCAATTGAGTAACGTGTGGTGCCAGCTACAAGAGTTTCGGTCTGAAGTGCGTGGCTAAATGACCACCCGAACTCTCGTTGGAAAATGTAATTGATGGCATCGTTCACAGCATTCTTACACTGTGTTTGAAATCCACGAGATGCAGTAAAGTTAGAACTCGTCAATGCTACTTCATTAAAACGAGCCAATACTTCATTCGTGATGTCAAGGTAGGTATATGCCATCTGAAATCCTTAAAGGTAAAAAGAGAGGGCCAGTTGCCCAGCCCCCTCGTTTAATTAGGCTTGGTCACGGGAAACTTCAGCAGCTTCCATTTCGCCAAGTGCGCTTACATCCATCATCACGGCGAAGACACGAATTTCACCGGCAGTGAACGATGCACCTGAACCAGCAAGGGTCAGGTCCAGAGTGTCCGCAGTACCGATAACAAGGTCAGCAGAGACAGTTACGCTAGGTGCATAAGCACCATCAGCAGCACCGTCAATGTCAAACGCTGTTACGTATTCGTTGTCGTCTGCGCCAGTGCCAAGGATGGCAGTAGCATCAGTACCCGTGTTCTGAGTTGCACTGGAAGTTACCTGAAAACCAGCAGCAAGAATCTTGGTGTTCGCAGGAACAGTGATACACTGTACTACGTCACCGTTAGGATTGATGCTGTTAGCAGTAAGGTCAACGACCTGCTCAACCATGTACGGATTGCGTCCACGCTGGGAGTTACCCATAGCGGGAGCAAGAGTAGCAGTAATTGTAGCCATTTTCTAATCTCCCTTTAACGGACGTTGTAGATGGCGTTAACAAGTGCTTCGGGACGAAGAATCTTGCGGCCATACAAATGCATTCCACGAACAATGTCAGCAAAGCTGTCAGGGTCGCGGTAAGTTTCGGTCTTGTTAATCTGCTCTGCAGTTGCAACAGCAGAAGAATGACCAGCAACAATCACACCGTAGTTGGTTGAGTTGGTGTCTGCTTCAGTAGCAGGACCGGAACCAATTGACGGAAGGTTGTTAGACACGTGGATGGTGAAGCCATGAATGGTTCCAGCCATCTGACCATTTTGCAGACCAGAACCGCCGAAGTCAGCGTTGAACAGACGTGAGTCTTCGTCCTTCAGAAGTTCAGCAAAAACTGGGTCAACTACGAGCCAGCGGCCTTGCGAGTCTACATTTTGCTGGTCCAGTTTACGACCCATACGGGCAATAACTGACAGCGGGTTGGCGTTACCAGCAGCAGTAGGTGCTGCAGTATTACCAGTACGAACGGTCAGGGCAATCGAGTTGCCGCTAGAACCAGCGTTAAAGTCGCTGCCGTCCAGCTTCATGCTTGCAAGCAGTTCGTCCGAACCGGCGGTAGAAACAGCTACGGAGCCGTTTGTTACGTCGTTTGCGGTGTCTGCATTTGCATGTAGAGCAGACTGCTTAAAGCCTGACAAGTAGCCAAGAACGTCTTGGTCAAACTGGTCAGCAAGGCGGTAAGCTGCACGGTCACTTGCCAGAGACTGGAAGTTAACGTGGCTGTGTGCCTCTTCAATGTCATCAACCTTAAACGCAAAGTAGTTAGCTTTGTCGATTGTCAGGCTGAAGTCTTCGTCGTCAAGGTCTTGCGGCGTGATGGTTGTACCACGGGCGTAAGCCTTAACTGTGATTTCGGGTTCTTTGATGACCTTAACGGAATCACCCATTTGAGCAATCTCACCGAAGTAATCGGAGTTCGTGATTGCTTCACAAACAGCGGCCTTGCGGAAAGCAAGTTGCACCTGTTTGCTGTAAATGACGGGCGAAAAATTACCGTTAGGAAGGTTACCATACCCGGCAGCGGTAGTGAATGCCATGATGTTTCTCCTAAATTAGCATTTTACAGATGCAAACTCACCAGACTAATCAGAGGCTGATTCACTATGGGTGCGTATCTTAAACTAGGTGGCCGCCCAGTTTGTCAACGGGCCATGCTCGTCAGGTAATCCATAAGACTGAAGTGTTTGCGGATTGGATGTAAGCAAGTAGCGAACCTGCTTACACCTTTGATGACTATAGTTATACTAAAAAATAACTACTTGTCAACACTTTTTTTATCTGGCTGAACCAGAAATATCATAGATAAACTTTCCAGAACGGATAGCTTCCATAATTTCGTCGGACTTAGCCTCGTACTCTTGCGGTGACATCTTCTGTACTTCCGACTCTTTCAAGTATGAGGAGGCTTCGTTTTCTTGCGGTTTACTGCGACTATTCTTTGTAGACACAGACTTGGCTGCGTCTTTGTCTGACTTGGGTTTCTTCTTGCCAATACCCATATCAGCTTTGTAGAGGTCAATCGCCCTAGCAGCAGAACGTGCGTCGTTGTCGTTTTCATAAAGCGCATC